GGTATTTGGACACTACACCATCGTATAGGGCTTCAGTCACGCGGTCTAAATTTCGACCGATGTTGAGACCTTGATCGATGAGCCATGTCCAAGGAGTAGCTCGCCAGACGGAAGACGGCGAAATTCTCAGACCCTGCATGGTCATCCATGCATAGGCAGCTGAGAGACCCGGATAATTATTCGGGTAATTCGTGTCTTGATCAGGGATATAGTACCGAAATTCTCCAGAGGTAGTTATGAGAGTATATTTTTCCTCCCATACCTCCCACTTGGATTGTCCCGGTCTACAAAGCAAGTTTTCGTGGACGTAGCCCATGGGTTCAACCATGAAGCCACTTCCACTAGCAAGCTTTGTTCTCTGAATATCGTCTTTGAGGGTCCGCCGTACATGTTTCCACTTCCCATTATCACGTTTCAATTGATCGTAATATTGGAAAAACTTCAAATTGTTCTCATTGAACTTTTGAAGATCGGAAATAAACGGAGCCCAGCCGAACTGATGGTTAAGGTAATGGTCACTAACGGCACCAGGTGCCATTATGCCCAAATTCGGGGGACCATGCTTACTGAAGATAGTTTTACCACCAAGAGTCTCGTACGCTTGTGCGAAACCCTTTGCGGAGGTGGCGAGCATAGGCCCGACATCTCTAGCTTCAGAAACAGCAGTGAAACCCGAACCCTTTTCCAGCTTAGGCGCAGAACGAGCCCACGCCTCCTGACCCCATGAACTTATATTAGGTACAGCGAATGTTGGAGAATGCAGCTTACCGAAATTGGTATAAGCTGATTCATACTCGTCCCCAGGAAACTGAGGATTCGTATAACCTCCAATGTATCGCAACGGAACATAACCGTAGCCTGGAACGTTATAAACGCCAGACCCGGATGTCCGTGTACCAAAGCCACCAACCTTTGGTGGTGGCATCACGGCCTTAATATTCAAGAACGGACCGCCACCGTTCCAAATCAGTTGACCTTCCCGAGATCTCACCTTTTTATGGGCGTCGTCTCGAGTAGATTCTGATTTAGAATAGGGCATCGCAGGCATCACAGTGATCGGTGAACCAAAATAATTGATCCACTGACCATTGTAAAATATCTGCATTGTACCAACCCGAAAAGGTTTATCCTTGTTGGGAAAAGGTACAACCTGAGTCTTGAACCGTGATCCGAAATAAGTCATGAGCTAACCTCCATTTGGAAATCAGTTATTGTTGGTCGTTAGACCACTATCACTGAGTAACTGATCGATGATTCGAAGAGTCGCATCGCTGCTAACTCTAGACGCC